GGAAACTATCAAAGCTCAATAACATTTTGATGAAGTCTGTCAAGTGATTTAAATATTCTCTATTAGTTCCATAGACAGAGAATGTTCCATTAGTATTTGAAGAACTATCTGTCAAGACATTTATAGGATAGTGAACAGCACTGGTTGTGTTATATAATGTGGAAGCTATACAATAACATATACAATTCTGAATGTATTTGTATGTTGTATGGCCGCCATTATCAAAATCTTCAATTTCGTCCTGACCCCAAGCAATTGCATTTTTAACTTTAATTGGAGAAGTTAAGCCTCTGAAATATGAAACGAAGTCCTGTTTTGTAACCAATCTATTATTTGAAGCGAAATATAGAGGTGCATTGTTCTTAATAGATTGCTGGCTTTCAAAGTCAACACCACCCTGAATATCTGTGTTCAAGACGAATTTTATGTTGTTTGAAACATCAATAATACCACCAGGACAGGTAGCATAAAATTTGTTATTGGCTTTAATTTCAGCTGATTTACTTCCTATTTTATTGGCTTGTGAACCATCGCAAGTCAAATATTTTATATAAATGTTATCTGTATCCGAAATCAAGCCTGGGCTTACAATAGTTCCATCACCAAACTTTAAACGAACTGTTTTATCACCATTTGTTGTTAATGAACAAATTTTATATGGAGTATCGGCTGTGCTTTCGTCAAATTGTGCTAATTTTTCATTTAGATAAATTGAACAGTCTTCAATATCAAATAGGTTACCGACATATAAAGCATCTTCTTCTGTTTTGCCTATACCAACTTTAGTCCAAGAATTTTTCTTGTAGAATGTATTTTTATACCAGCCATTAGGGTCACGCTTACCATACCAGTTACTAAATTTTAAATCATCAATATCATAGAACTGATATGCTTTACCCAATTTGTACAAGTTAGCCACACCACGAATGACATGAGTTTGAACTTCACCTTGGAAGATTTTAATAGGAACAAGTGCGGAATTATTGTACATTTTAACATCTTGAATTTCAAGATATTTCATATTTTCAACTGGGACAGAGTAAGTCAAGGTTTTAGACCAAGATGCACTCTGACCAGCATCAATATCTTCCTGTGTTAGAACATAGGAATAGTCAGTATTTAACATAAATTTGCGGTTATCAAAGGACAAATCTGTTTCTTCTTGTGAGAAATAGATAGTTGCACCTTTAACAAGACCAGTTGGTAAAGGACCTTTAATAACTACTTGAATTTCTGCTTCAGCAGGTGTAGGACGAATAGGATTATATCCAAGATTCTTACCATGTTTAATAACACTACTGTCTAATTTAGCAGTATCAATAAAGCCTTCTTCAGCAGTTCTCTGCATATAGAAGTTGGTCATATCAAATGTACCAGTAAGCATTTCCATAAACAGATAATAGATACTGGCTGAAGACATATTCTTGAAGCGTTCATCGTTTCTTAAACGAGCAGTAAAATCTTCAAGCATATCTTGATAAGTAATTCTTGTATAATTATTCATCCTTTAAAATTCCTATTCCTTTATTCCAATATATTTATTATTTAATCTTAGGCATAAAGTATTCAGCAGAGAATGACAAAGGAGCTTGTATAATATTACCACAATCACACTTTATATTGATGTATGGTTTAACACCAAAGTTCACATCTGCCATATAATTAGCAAAGTTTGAGAATGATGGAGCGTCAAGAGTTTCAATATATCTGTAAGCAGACATAATACTCTGATTAACACCATTGAGAGTCTTAATATAATTTGCGATATTAATTAACTCTTCATCAATTGGAGTCATACTATATTTTTCTGGTTCACGCAAGACCATATTGGTTTCAACTTCATTTCCGATTGTTGGGAAGCCAATAGTAATTACATCTCCATTCTTCATTGTATAATCATATTTAAAATCGTCTTGTAGCTGATTTACAACAAGGTCACTAAATTTCATGCTGTATATTCCATTGTGACCACATTCACTACAAGTATACTTTATATCAAATGGGTAATCATCATAGGTAATACTTCTTAAATAGAAAATTAACCAAATTTTATCACCGACAAGAATATCGTTAACTTGTATGCCTGAAACATTACGAGCCAAGATACCATTCATAACACCATCAACTGTATCAGTTGTTACTGTTGAAAGATTCTTAATATCAATAGTTGTAAGTTTCTTTACAGAAATATCACCTTTGTATAAAAGACCTTTACTAGGAAGCATACTTTTATTAAGAAGAATATCATTCTTCTTTTGCTGACGCAACAAAGCCTGTGCTATATCTGCAAGGTTACCACCTTGATTCATTATGTTTTCGTCTTCAATTTTTCTAGACTGCATATTCACCTCACAATAATTTTATACTATATGTATGATACGAAAAACAGAGTGAATTAATCACTCTGTTTATCGGTTAAAGGTTATTGTTTTAAATTGGATTAGACGGTTTCGCCAAGGTCGCCTGAGACAATGCCTGTAGCATAATCATCAGACAAGTACTTGTCATCTTCCCAAGCAGATGTTGGAAGAGCAGATACATCTGCCCAGCCAGATTGTGGGAGAACATTAAGTACTCTCTTGTTAAGTCCGTTCTTATCCTTCAAAACAAAGAATGGGTCAGCAGAAGCAGCACCGCCAGTGACAGAATTAAATCCATCTTCGTCTGCGAGCTCTGTGTAGATACCATCCTTGTAAGAAGAAAGGACGAAGTACTTATTGGCTACCTGTGGGTAGTCATTACCAATTTGGTACAAATCATTTCCATTAGATGTAGGTTTCTTCATTTTGTTTATCTCCAAAAATTTAATTTCGTTTGTTAAAAAAGGGTGGATATAAAACCATTTCTATATCCACCCGAAAGTGGTTAATATGCTAGATTAGAAAACGAATTCCTGACCTTCACCAGCCCAGATCTTTTCGGTTTCAAACTTAAGCAAACGATAATAGTTATCAGCGCCAAGCATGTTGTTGGCGAAAGCATATCTACTCATAACACCAACTCTTGGAGAGAAGTCGTTAGGATCAATAGCCTGATTTACAACACCTGTTACATATGGGCAGAATACTACACCACAGTCAGATACACCAGTTCCCTTGTAAGCAAGAAGAACTTCACCGTTGTCCTGACCAACACCATTAGCGGCATAGTTATCGCGGTAAACCTTGATAGAACCGTTAAGGGTACCAATTTCTGGGGTAGCGGTAGAACCATTAACTTCAGAAGTTACCTTGTTGAAGAATGGAGCAGCCTGTTGAAGAACAGAAGCCATATCTGGAGATACAACAGCGATATTAGCAGCACTTCTACGAGTAGCAGTAGCAATATCGTTAGCGACCTTCATGATGAGACCAACAATACGAGAATATCTTTCCTGAGACCAACGACCGATCATACCGTTGCTTACATCTTGTGCAGCACCAGCACGGCAGAAGATTGGCTTACAGAGTGACTTACAACGAGCAATTGTTTCACGGTCAATTTCAGCAGTCATTTCGTACTGGAGAACATTAACCATTTCAGTCATCATTTCAACACCCTGCATACGCTTGATATCTTCAGCAGATTCAAGAGAGAAGCTAGCAGCTAGCTTACGGGTCTTAGCAACGATGGACTGACGAGAGAACATCAAACCAAGTTCTGGGATTTTACCACGGATACCGGTTGAGAAATCGTTGTGAGTCTGAATTTCATCATAATCACCAGTAATCTTCCAGCTTTCAGCGGACTGAGTATCAACAGCGGTACCAGCATCTGGAGCACCAGAAGTGTTAGCGGTTGAACCAGAGAAGCCAGAATATTCTGGAACAGCCTTCCAAGCGGCTTCTACCAACTTGTTAGGATCGCCTGCATCCTTATAAACATAACGAAGGGCGAAAGCAAGACCAACAGGACCAGAAAGTGGCTGAACACCAACGAGAACGTTAGCAAACAACTGTGGGAATACACGGCGAACGAGAGCCAAGGAAATTGGTGCGAAAACAGCCTTGGAGTCACCACCATGAGGAATACCCTGGTCAGCACCAAGTGGAGCGCCTACACCCATTCCGAAATCTTCATTCAATGCGGTTCCAACATCTTGATAACGCTGGTTTTCCATGAGTTTTGCCATATTTTCACGGATATACTTATCCTGAATATTTGCAATAGAGAGAACTGCAGGGGCTTGTGTAGTCCAGCGTTCCATCAATGCCTTTTTAACTGTATTCATTTTATTATCTCCTATTAAATGAGTTTTTGGTATTATAATTTATTTATAATTTTTAACTTACAAGATTTGCGAAATCTGCGAAATCTGCAAGTGTGGTTTGGTTACTAATCTTCATCCATATATCTAGCGGCTTTGTTCATAAAGCTATTAGATGTATCAGATGGTTTCTTGTATTTTTCAGTAATCATATCATCTCTTTCAAGTGCCTTTTCAGTTTTAACAGCACGGGAGACGGGACGAGTTCTGTTTTCATAAAGAGCTTTACGATTGGTGCGGAACATTTCTGTTTGTTCAGAAATCATTTCTACATAATCGTCAATATCTTTTTTGGTTTCGGACAATGACTTGCTTTCAAAGAACTTTTGAACTCTTGCCTTCTGTTGTGGGTCAAGTCCATAGGTCTTTTCAGCAATGGTTGCCTTCTTATTTGAATCTTCAACAAGATCAATCAAGCGCATATTTTCTGCTAATTGTTTCTTAAGAGACTTTTGAAGTTCAGCATTTTCTGCTTTAGCTTCGCGGAGTTTCTTTGAACCAGTGAGGTCCATAGGGACATACTGGTCTTCAAACAAGTGCTGAATGCCTTCAATGATTGGGGCATAGGTTTCAGTCATAGCAGTCTTTGTAATGAGCTTGTCATTAATCTTCTCGGAGATGTTATATTCAAGATACTTGTCT